GAACCTCTTGTTTTTAAATTTGGATCTCTTGTTTCTAAATCAATCGCAACGTATTGATAGCCAGATAAATCTGGAAAATTTTCAGGACAAATCCATTCTGTTTGTGCTTGAAACAATTACTTATCCCATTCCTTTCGCAATCTATCTATTTCTAATTCACAATAGTGAATTATTTTATTTAAGTCTTTTATTTGATCTTTCTTCAAATATCTCACTACATACTTAATTACATTACCTTGAAAAAAATTCAACCTATTCTCCATGATAAAATGATAGGGTTGAATCTTTAATTTGTAATGATCTCCTCCTATTTGTTTTTTGTCTGCCTCTTCAAAAAAAGATTTGTTTGTCATATATCTTCTCCAATGTTGTATTGATATTCCGAACCTTGATTCGTAATATACAATTTATTTTTTGCTCGGGTCACACCAACAAAGAACAAACGATGTTCTGTGTCTTTATTTACTTGAGCAGCTTCGTAAATAATATTTTCTAGATCTGTAAATAAAATAACGTTGTCACATTCTTCTCCCTTAACAGAATGTATTGTTGAAACTTTTATGCGTGCAGGTTTACTTAGATCCTCGCCGCTCGCCACGAGACTCTCGATGTACGCATGTTGTGCATCGGACATGTTTAAGATCGTCCAGTCTCCAGAAGCGAGTAAACCATGTTCATGTCGTAATTGATTTAAATCTACCGAATCAATTTGATTATACGCTTTACCTTTGAAACTATGTTTGATATCTTTTTTAGTCAAAAAACTATAAAGAAGTTCAACTTCGTCACCACTAATACTTGCACCTTTATTTAAACGATCCCAAATATTAATTGCTTCTAGTAAATCATTAGGCAATAAATCATTAAACTTACAGTTAAACCGATGTCCGGTATCATGAAGATGTTCAACAATAGGTTTCATTTGATCATTGGTCCTGGTTAAAATTAACCACTGACCTTCGCTAAGATCAATGTCAGGTAAATCTAAATGATCAATCACTTGACCTTCATCCTCTCTAGGTTGCCATTGCTTTTCTAAGCGTTCTTCGATATGCTCTAAGATTGACAGCGCAACTTTATGCACTGCTCTTGGCACTCTCACAGACTGAGTCTGTGCATCAATAATACCGCGTAGGTTTATAAATTCAGAAGGAGACGCACCTTGAAATGCGTAGATGGCCTGATCGTCATCCCCTGCAATGTAAGATCTTTTACACTGGGCCTCAATGTAATAGAACATTTTCCATTGCAAAGGATTCAGATCTTGGGCTTCATCAAGAAAAACCACATCGAGGGACGGTGATAAGTCTTTCTCAACAAACTTGTTCAACATGTCAGAAAACTCGTACATGTTGTAAAACTCTTTATAGTCTTTTAAATCTTGTTCGATTTGTAAAAGTAAATTGTCATCAATATGAATATCCAATTCTAATTCTGTTGCTGACTCGAGTACGTCAATTCGTTTTGCTCTCGCATACTCAATAATTTTCATGTATTGATTTTTATAATTTCTATATCCAGACTCTGTTTCATGATTTTCAAAAGACATATCTTTGCACACCACAGAAAAATTTTTAAAACCATTCCAGTTTTTTCCATTTAATAATTGTGTTGGTGTATCAATGTCTAAAGCTCTGGTCCCCATAGCGTGCATGGTTGAAATGTAATCAAATTCAAAACCTGGAAACCTTTGCGTAATTCTTGATCGAGCTTCTTTCGTCGCTGCCTTACTAAAAGTAATGTAAGCTATTTTCTTAGGATCAGTTTTAAGATTAAATAACTCATGATGTAGATACTTATTAACTAAGGTATGTGTTTTGCCGGTGCCTGGAGGTCCTGGGATAATCGTTCTCATAACTCAAAATCAGCTTTCTTCTTTTTATTTTTTCGTACGATTGTTTTTTTAAGTTCGAGTCCTTTGACCTGCCAAACTTTTACACTTTCTTCACCAATTTTTTTAACAACAGACTCTGCTTGAAATAAAGTTTGTATCAAACGTAAAGTTTTATGTTGATTATATGTCTTGTCTTGCCATTGCTTCGTGGCCATTAAAAATCTCCAGAAGTCTTTAAATTTAAACCAACTGTGACCATTCTCTGTGAATGCTTTTCTTTTCATGACGTCTTCTAATTCTTTTCCATTCTTGCTTACAAAGTCTGTGAGTGCAGTCTGTAAGATCACATCAATACGCATATCATCTGGTGCTGGAATAGGATCATCCATCTCTGCTAATAATTTATTTACTCGTTTCTTCCACATCATTTTATTTGTTGATAATAATGTTTTACGAATATGTATCATGGCATGTTTAGAAAACTTATCTGGATCATGTAATGTATCTGGGTCACACTCCATGGTTTCACCATCTGCGGTTACAAAATAAATAGGAGGATCAGAATCTAACATTCTAATTCTATTCAGATCAATATCAGGTGATTCTAGTGTACCAAACTTTCTTGTGAAACAAAGTTTGTCATTACAAAAATCACATATTGGTGAGTCTTTACATTTGTAATCATAATCTTTTTTATTAAGTGAACTAATTGTTTTGGTAACTTCATCTCGTTTTATTGGTGGACTTACAAATTTTTCTGTATTGTAACTATCTATTTTATTTTCCCAACCTGTTGGGTCAACCTTTTTTAAATACACACCAATGTTATATAAATAATTATTACGGCCACCTTCAGATACTGCCCCTTGTTTTGCAATTGTTTGTAGACACGGTGGTCCATCAGGAAAGTCTGATGTCTCTTTTGTATTTTGTATAAGTTGTAAACCTTGTAGTGCTGTTTTTGATATGACATGTTGATCATAGTATTCAAAAAATTTATTCATGGATAAAGCTTGTCCATCGTCATCAAAAGCAAACCGGATAGATTTATCTCCACCATGATATGGCATGTTTAAAAAACTACCTACATCACCTCGTTCTGCTTTGATGGTATTTTGTTTTGGAAAAACTTCTGCTTTAGAGTGACCAATGACTGATGCCATTTGTATTAATCGATTTCGCATTAAGATGGCAGGAACAAATTCTTTGGTAAAGCAAAATACATGTGCTCCCCCTGACTTTGATCTGCATACAATCAAAGGTAATTTTTGTTCTCGTATTTTTTTGATTAAAGCTAGATGATCAAAAGGATAAGTATCAATATCAATACAACCCCATTTACATTCATTATCTTCATTAATTGGAACAATCCCCAATGCAGGTTCGCTCCCTTTAATGTGTTCTTCCCAAAGCTGATCCGTAACTGGTTTTTTAATTGTAAAAGACTTAACTTCAGCTTTTCCGTCAGATCGAATTTCGTTGGTAATCTTCGTTTGACCATACGCACTTTCTAAGCCTTTAAAAATTTCTTTCAACATGTATCCCTCTATGTCGGGCGCTAGTTTCCTAGCGCCCAATTGTGGCTATTTATTGTTAGCCTCTAAAGTATTATGAAAATCTTTAGCTCTTGTGTAAAGACCTGCATTTTTGACATCGCCTGCTAAGGATACATTGTAACCGTACCACTGGTTACCCTTACCACTGTTTAGAACAGAAGTAAGTTTGTATGCAAATGCAAATGATGCTGGAGTGAATGTCCCTTGTTCATCAGACATCGTCTGTGACATTTGTAGTGACAACCACTTCTTTGCAACTTTACTTTGAGATGCACTCATTGAAATTAAAGCGCTCTCAGCATGACCATCATCCCCGACGATCAACACATAGTTTTGATGTACATTTAAAATGTAATTACCATTTGGTAATCTATCTCTAGCACCATCTTTTGTGGTCTTTGACAGAATGTCAGAGTCTGCTGGATAAATGTTTTCCGGTCTACCTGAACCAGTTCCAAATTCAGCCCACTCTTGGTATTCTGTTTTGTGATAACAAGGAATTACATTTATTCCTTTGTCACCATCATACAGTTTTTTTGTTACTGTATTTAAAAACATGCCTGGTTCTGCACCTTCTACGTAATTTTGATTACGCTTCTGTGCTTCGCCAGATCCGTTTTGTAAAAGTTTTAAGATGGGTAATGCAAGAGAGTCTTGTCTTACGTTCTCAAAACCTTTGTTGGCATCGTCTCTAAATAAAATAGAAGACGGAGTTTGTGCCGCTTTTTTTGTTGCTACTTCCATAGTTAGCTCCTTTTTATATTTGTACGGTTACCCACGTAAGTTTTGAAGCAGTCAGAAGGTATCTCGAGTCCAGTCTCGTGACACTCCCTGACTACACCTTTAAGGGTCTGAGGGTGTACTCCCACTTTCTGGATTGGTTCATAACCCTGTCCCTTAGCAAGGGTTGCGTAATCGCTCGCCTTGTTATCTTCGCCACGACCAAAGGTAACGGTGATTTCATTTTTAATGATATCACCTCGACCGTTTTCACGAAGCCAGTTAAAAGCTGCTGCCTCATCTGTAATAGAAGCAGAATAAAAATTAGAGACTTCAACAGTCTCACCATCTTT